TGCAAATTAGTTGTTGCACTCCGTTGAAAGCCATCAATTGCAGTTTTGACAGCATAAGCCGAAGGTCCAGCGCGACTCACGTTTAGATCTGCTAAAGAATAATTTGTCGCACCCACTACGCTTCCGCCGACTGCAGAGACCAAAACACTCAAGCACGCAATATCTAAAGCAGCCAACTCTGCAGTAATGTAACGGGGATCATTCAGATCACCCGCAAGATCGGGTACTAAACTGTAAATGTACTTGTTCGCATGATCAACATGCGCTTGGACAATAGCAGAAGAAACAGGCAAACCATACACTGTATAATTACTATTACCATCTGGACCAATGGCATTCAAGTGAATAACAACTTCACTTAAAGATGTAAAAGCAGGATACGTCACAAAGATTTCTCCATTTCCTAATTTAATAATTCAAACCAACAGAAACTGCCTAATCTGTTATCGGCAGTGTAGCTAAGTAAACGGCAAAACGCGCTGTTCCTGAAACCGTTACCGTTGGGCAAGTTGTTGGCAAACTAAACGTACTCGTTGTGAAGGTTGCACCGTCTCTAGCATCATTGTACATCCCGACACTTGTTGACCTGAATAAAGTAACGGTTGAATCGTACGTTGTTACTCCTACCCAATACCAACCTTTCGGCTCATTGAGGTTTATGGTAGCAGTTTTGCCTCCGCTTGTTGCAACACTAACTGTAGTATTCCAAAGCAGGGTTCCTCCTTGAGGAGTCAATCCATTATCACTCCATAAGCTGACAATCGCATTAGTTCCTGCATTGCCTGTCCCAACATAGAAAGTTGCAGTTTGGATTGTTGAGAGAGCTTGAGGAATATAGACAGGAGCCAGAAATGTTTGGTTTACAACTCCATTTTGGTAAGTTGTTGGATAATTCCAGAATCCAGCAATCATCTGAGCAGGAGTGTTCGTGTAACCAAAATTGCTTGCCACAACTGTTGTTGAACTAAGAACAGCTATGCCGCAGCTCACACTAATCGTATTGGCTCTTATACAATTGCTTGATGCCCCAGCAAGTTCTTTGTACCATGAATGGCTTGAAGTTGTGGTGCAAATGTTATTTGTGAAGCTTCCATTTTTTGCTGATGTGGTCATTACATCAAAATGGTTGGTTCCGTTTGAAGAAAAAATATTTCCATTCACCAAAGCATTATCGGAGCCATTATAGAGAGTCAAAGGTTGCCCAACATTGAGAGTGTTTCCAACAATCTTGGCGTAAGTGCTATTATAAACCAAGATTCCATAGCCTCCATCAGTCGTGGAGATCTGATTATTGGTTACAGAATTCTGCGTGCCAACTGGTTTATCCACACTGCTTGGAGCCTCAATGTAGACTCCAGTATTGTTGCAGGCATTCATTCTGTTAGAGTCTATGATGTTGTCGTTGCAGCCTCCGCTCGAAAGGTGCACACCCCTTCCGCAATTCTGTATATCGTTGTCGCTAACTACGTTGTCAGTTGCCCAAGCTGAGAGATAGACTCCGCGGTTTGAAAATGATAGGTGGTTACCTGAGACCAAGCAGTTGTGGCTGTAGTAGTAAAGAAGGATACATGCTTCACTGATGTACGTACCTCCATTGTTGCCACAGTTGATTATAATGTTGCCTTCGAACGTACAGCAAGAATCATTCTTCGCTAAAATTCCATGCGCATAGATGTTAGTAACTGTCACGTCTTTGACGGTTATGCATGTGCAATTCTCTATCCAGATACCACTATTTGAGAAGTCTAAGCCAGCTTGCTCTTGCTGATTATTTTGGTTTCCATCAATGTGGATTTTACTTATAGTCACGTTTTGGACATTAGTTATTGCGAATAAATTATCGTTGAAAGAGTTTTTCGCGGTTAAAACAGCATTTGGTGAACCCGTCAATTCAAAATTTGAAGATGTTTTGTTAATTCTTTCATTTAACGCATAGCTTCCAGATGCAACATGCGTATCTCCAAGATTCCAAGCTGTTTGAATTATTGAAGCACAATCGGTTGATGTAAATTCCTGAGTACCATTAGGCGCTTTTGCAACGTAATTATTTCCATCTTTGTAGATTTGCCAGAAAGGAGTAAGCGGATTAACACCACTATTAGTTAAATTCAAGGCAACAAATGAAGAAGATGCAAGAAGCGCCACAAGTGCCACTGTAAACAATGTTTTTTGAGATGTACTCCAATTGCTCAAAGTAGGCTGCATCGGCGGCGGAGTGTACCCACACAACTTCAACTGCCTCCACAAATTACATGCAAAACCTGCGAACCACTAACCGCAACATGAAAAATCAGCGAAAGCTGAGTCTTCGTAAGAGTTATTCCAGCGCCAGGAAGCAGAGGAAAAGTCTGACTCCCAGTTTTACCCACCTTCACGATATCAGAATTAGCTGCGTCTGCGAGTATAGTGACTGCATCCCGGTAAACTGTGTCGTCGCTTAACGCTGCAGGAGTCAACGTAGAGGTTACATCAAAAGGATTTACCGCAGCCTCACCTGAAACTGTCAAATTGCCAGTAACCTTCAAATTACCATTCGAATCAACAGTAATCTGACCGACGCTACCATCAGAATTAATTATTTTAATAACTTGACCAAGGGGACTGCTCATCTTCTACATCTCTGTGAATAAATAACTATGAATTCCGGCTCGACGGATCCAAACTTAAAAGATTGGAGCAACAAAATAAAACGAATATTCTAGGGTTTGACAGTTTAAGACGAGTTTAATCCAGTAAATTTAGCTACACAGTAGCCGTTCAGCACTACAGGAGAATATCTTGTTGTCATACTGACATCAACAGCGTCAAATTCTTTCTTGATCTCAACATCAGTCATTAATGGACGTTTAAGAACAAAGAATCCAAGTGGTGCATAACTGCCGCTTAAGTTTTCGCCGCTACTTACCATGTATGCCGTTCCCGCTGTAACAACATTGCTTACTGAAATGCGTAGCCCATAAATTGTACCAATTTGGCCATTTTGGACTACAGCAACACCGTATTGGCTATTGAGCGAGAACTGGGGCAGATACATAACATCCCTTGCATTGACCGGATTGAGCAGAATATCTGTTGGGATGAAGTCTTTGGATTCAATGGCTGCTTTGCCTTTAAGAATGTCTTTCTGTCCCAGACCACCGCTGATTGTAAATTCTGTACCTGTTGCACCAATCGATACACCTGTACCAGCTGAGCTCCAACCTGCAGCCTGATCAATAACAGTCAAGCAGTCCTTGTCAATCGTGTAAGCCATTCTTCGAGCAAGACGACGCAGTTGATCCTCGATCACAGGTATATAGAGATCTTCAATGTTTTCTCTACTGACTCGTTCACGTTGACCTTTCTTGTAAGGCGTAACTGCCACTGTAGCATACGGCGTGTAATCCATCGGAATTTCAGAACCTTCAGCTATTTCATTAATCGCAGCACTTTTGGTGCCATTCTGCTTCACAAACGTCGCAGTTTTACCCACAACCAATGGAAACTCAGGTAACAAACGCTTCACAACTAATGAGGGCATAGTCATTTCTACAATCTTCTTATGCAAAGCTGGATATGCAATTGCCCCAGTGTCAACCCAAGTTAAAGCATCTCTAACAAAACTCATGTTTAATCACCTTAAGTCAAAAGCACGTATGCCGTTCCGCCGCTGCTCGCACCGACAAAACATTTGCCTATACGAGCAAACGCGGAGATAATTGCCGCGGCTGTCCCTGCACTAGTATTGCAGTCTGATGCTGATGGATCTGCTACTGTCTGAACTGTGCCGTTTGGACCTGAACCAACCCGATCCCCTGCAGCTATTGTGCCATAGGCAGTTAATCTTGCTAAGGCTCTGCAGAGAACAGTAACAGCTTTACCGCTTGCGACAGTGTTAACCGCTACACCCAAAATTTTGGTGCTGGGAGTAGTTGTTAATGTGCTTGCCTTCACGGTCCAATCTGCTGTAATCTCCACAAGCTGACCCATCGTTAAGGCTTCACCTGCGATAGCAGAAACAAGGTAGCGGTCAGAAACATGTGGTCCTAAACCATCAAAATTGCTTGAGGAAATACTCATAAAAATTCACCTATTGCAATCCTACAAGCTTCTTGTTTGCTTTAGTAAGGTCCTTGAACCAGTCAGCGTTGCCAAAGATGCTTCCAATTTGCGGTTGTTGCATCTCATCAGCAATTAAACCTTTACCTGTTGCCTTAGCTTTCTTTGCAGCACCTTCAGAATTTTCAGAAACGTCTTCATTTGCACCGACCGATTCATCGGATGATTCAGAAAGTTGCTTTTTCAAATCAGCCAACTTCTTAGACATCGTTTTCTTATTGGCTCGCTTTGCAACTTCAGATTCTAGCTCCGAAACTTTGCTTTTCATCGCATCCATTTCAGCTTCAGAAGCGCCAGGGTTTGCGTTTATTTTGGTCTCAAGATCAGTAAGCTGCTTCATCATTTGATCATAATCAGCGGAGGAAGCAGATCCAGCGTCTTGGGCAGTATTTACTACTAGATCGTCTGCTGCTTTTTGTGCTGAACTAGCTTGCTGTGTATTATTTGCAGACAAGTTAGTTTCACCTTTTTGTGTTTGATTTGTTTTTTTGTCGGGTTCTTGCAGGTTTCCCTTAGAACCCCCATTTTTGCTACCGTTCAATGGTAACTTTGAATCGTTTTGACTCTTGTCCATGGCAGCTGCAAAACCAGCGGGTTTAAAACTCGTGTTTTGATATGCTGGACTAGCAACAATACTTAGTTCACGAACGCGCGGCTTATGCACGATCTCCCAAGCCCCAGAACACAAGTGAACCAGCACGCCTTCTTTGCGCGAAGGTTCCAGACACTTGCTGCATTCAATATCGTTACTGTCAACTTGGATACTCACTGCGTCAATGTAACCGCGGAAAATTTTCTCAATTAAACGGTCATCAGCAACTTCAGCCCTAAAACTAACAGTATTGCCGTTTTGAATGCAATCTGAGACTTTGCCAACAACTTGGAAAACATCTTCAGCATGATTTGTTCGAAGCTGAGCACCCTTAAGTGAGTTAATGAGAAAAGGAAGATCTTCTTCTGGAACCTGCCACTTGTTAGCGTTTACTGTTGTATCAATGGCTATGCCTTCAATATTGATAATTTTGTTCTGCAGAGCACTCTGCAAATCTTGACCCGCAGAAGCCTTAAACTGACTATAAAATTTTAGTTCCAAACTAAATCACTAAACCCAATAAATTATTACTGACGTTGACTTTAGCGACAGCAATCCACCCTCTGAAATTGGAGTGGCACCTATCAGCGGACCAATATTTTATGACGTATCTGTTACTTTAAACGGTCGAGCATTAGGCTCAGACGTCAATGCAACTATAAGCATCACTAACCCAAACTTTTCCAATGGCACGTTATGGAATACTGGAACGGGAACACATGGGTTCTAGTTGCAACCACCTTCACCGTACCCAATACGGTGTTAGACACTATTCCTGCATCAGCATTAACTGGAACACCCATTGTTGTAGGCGTGATTCAGCCAAGCGCCAGTTCTTATTCGAATCTACTTGGGATAGTCTACGGTTTACTAGGAGGCGTAGCAATAGCAGCAATAATTGTAGTTGCACTAATGTTCATAACAAGAAGGCAGGAAGGCAACCGCCCTTTAGATGATCGTGATATGAGCTAAACCACTATATAACATGCGAGATAACGAGGTATGCAGAATAAGCCTGTCTTCTGTACTCGTCAAAAGATTTGAAATCTAAAATTGTGCGAATGGCGCCTTTCAAGTGGCCTTCAACCCACGAACGAACTTCCTCTTTAGTCCCAAAGGCATCTTTTTCAAACACATAATTCTGAATCTCCCAACGCTGACAATCCCGTATCCTGCCAACAGTAATCTTAACGCCTTCACCCAATTCCTTCACCCTAAACCTATCAAAACCAGCAGGATCACGAACACAATATCTCCAATTAGTTTTATCTTCTTCAATTCCAGGCATTCTTTCAAGTCCAAAATAAGTTAATAATTATCAATTGGCCAACATTTCAAGAAAAGTTACAAGATTTTTGCGGATGAAATAGAGTCCGTTTGGGTAGTTTACGCCAGGCTTTACACCGGGCCTAAACTCCATCTTCTTAATAATGGAGAATAGTTTGTTGAACAAAACCTGTTTAGCTGCTTTAAATTTGCGGTTTGGATCACGCCAAACACAATAGATTGTTTTCTCATCAAGAAATAAAACGTCAGGTCTAACTCCAATAGGAAGGACAACATTCAAGCGCTTATTGTAATGCCAAATTTTATGATCAAGTTTACCGTAGAACCAGCGGCGAATTCGACAGTACAAGCAACTCCAGTGTGGCCGCCAAGTAGTATGCGGATAGCGACAATATGGCAAGCAACCCATCATAGCTCCAGCAAAGACCCATTTAACAAAACCTTTAATCAATGCCTTGCTAAAAGTCACCATCCAATCCAACTCTTCGTTTTTTGCTCTTCTTTATCATTTTTACTAAAAAACATCACGGCTGTTCAGGTAGACCAATAGCAACGCGTGCCTCCGGTATCGTTACGGCGCTAAGCTGCAGATAATTCGCATACATAGTTGCTTTCTCCTGCAAAGAGGGCTCCCAAATTGGCTTCCACTTAATCTTAGGAATTTCAGTTCCAGCTCCAAACTTTGCCTCAACTAATTGGCTAAAAAGCATAGTTTCAACATCACTGCGAATAATCTCCTGCAGCATTCGCAAACGAGTAATGTACTCTTGCATCACAATGTCTGCAGTAGCGCGGTTTGTTCCAGAAGGTTCGCCAAGAAAGATATCGGGAACGCCCAAGATCGCTTTCCTTTGACGCTCAAGATAAGTTATCCACCAATCCACGTTAATTGTTCGAGTCATAGACTGCATAGCTGTAACGGTAATATCACCACGCACAACTATGTCAGTTGCAGGACCACGCTTAGCAAACACATCCATTAAAGATCTAAGCTGCGAATCACTAAAAGGACGCTCAGGAGTACCAGCCTGAACTACAATCATCGGCTTAGCGTAAGTTGCCATGATAATTGCCATGTCACGCTGAAAACTATCAATATACGCTTGAGTCAGCAAAAGCGGCCTAAGCTCACTTGTACCATAATTATATTCATACCAACTGCTTTTCGGTTCATTTTTGAAGTGCATAACTTCTTGAGCCATAAACGGTACAGGTGGAAAAATCAATAGCTGAATGTAACCGAAAATGTTGCCATATTGATCACGCCTAACCCGCATATGAACAGGATCAAGCGCTTTAAGCCACCAAAACTCCGGCTCCGTATTTTTATCGCGACAAATTTCAACATATGCATTGCCATAAACCATCATGTCCCAAGCAACGATACGCAAAGTCTGAAGGAAATTATGTTGATCAACCCAGTCCATCAGCCACCCGCAAACTTTTTCGTCTCCGCCTTCAAATTCAAATCCGTTGCTGATGGCCATGTTAGATTTAACGCGCATACAAGCTGCAATATTTGGAGTGCGATCGGCAAGATCTTTGTATTTAGCTAGATCTTCAATCGGGGTAGCTCCCCAAATTAGGTCCCAATAAGCAGTATAAGGCGGAGCAATAAAGCCAGCGCCGCTAGCAGTCAACTTGTACTTGTTAAGCACATAGCCGCAGAGTTCATTGTCTTTATTCCAAGCGTAAGGAATCTGATCGGTAATCTGCTTAGCACTAACATCAGCAGGAACATTACGTTCCGCACCAGAAACACTAATAGAACTTCGACCAGGCATCCAAAAATCACTTCAAACTAGTAGAAGTAGCAGGCGCATCAGATGTCGGATCAACAGCTTTTCGAACATTTGCAGTGATTACAATTTTGTCAAACACCAGTTGAGAAAGAACATCTTTGCCATCAACATAAATATGCACATCACTGCTTTTAGCAACAATCTCGATACCGAGAGCTTTCACTAACTTCGTTTTATCGTCTATACTGAAAAGTTCCTCTTCCATTTTGATTCACCCTCAATAAGCTATTGTTGAATGAAACCAACGCCAGTACCTGGCAAAGGAGACTGTACAGCTAATTAGTCAGTTCTGCTTCTGCAAACTTCCTCTTCCACGCAAATCAAGCAAAACTTCACCTTTCTCAAAATCTGGGACAAGATGAACCTCAACAGGCTCATGCAACGCACTCAAAACATCTAGCTTTGTCATCCTAGAAACTACTTCGCCTAATTTCCGATCATGAAAGCTGGAGTGAAATATGATTCTGTTTATCT